TCGATGCGCTTGTAAAGAGCCCGATTTGAACATGTTCCTGCAAAAGGGCCTTGGCAATCAGATCCGCCGTCTGCTTAAACGCAACGGTATAGATCTAAATAACCAAGGTATCAACAGGGAACTTGCTCGTATTGGTAGCGTTACAGGTCAACTTATGACCTTAGACCTATCCAGTGCAAGTGACTCTGTCACCACTGAACTTGTTCGGCGTGTGACTCCTTTCGATTGGTTCTATTATATGAACCTCGTGAGGTCTCCGATTACGGAGATAGATGGCCAACCCCATCAAAATGAGATGTTCTCTTCGATGGGTAATGGTTTCACGTTTGAGCTAGAGAGCTTGCTCTTCTATGCAATAACGAGGGCCGTTGCTTATCTTAGAGGTTTCAAGGGTCACATTTCTGTTTACGGTGATGATATCATCGCCCCGACAGAGATGTATGACGACTTGGTGTCAGCACTAAGCTTTTGCGGGTTCTCCACGAACAACGAGAAATCGTTCGCGAGTGGCCCCTTCCGTGAGAGTTGCGGTGCTCATTGGCACAGCGGTAGAGACATAAGTCCCTTCTACATTAGAGGGCCGTTTCGCACCGTTAGCGACCTTATACTGACCTTGAACCAGCTCACCCATTGGGCGAGCAGGGGTTACGATGTTGTCGATCCTCGTTATGAGGCCGTCATCGTCAAGTACCTCCAGTTCATTCCGTCCCAGCTATGGGGCGGATCCGACCTTACTAGTCGGACGTCGGTTGTAACCGGGCACGCTCCTAGGAGCGAGCTCGTTTATCAGACTTCAGAAGTCTCAACCCACCATATTGGTGGGCTTCTGTTGTGGCTTTTTGCCGTTCTCGAAAGAGAGTCTGAAGGTTGCCTCTTCGTCAGTCGCGTTACACCTCCTAGCTTTGCGAGAATTCGCAAGCGACGGTTTGTGACGAGGCAAGAAGGACTTGCTGAACACGACGTACCGGTCTTCCTTTCATTGGGAGACTCGTCATACGTCGAGGCACTCATCGCAAAGCACGATGAGGTCCTGGCCTAGCAAGCCAGTGGGTGGACGTGGTAAAACACGATCCCAAGGTTCCAG